GCATTATCGTGAAAAGCATCTGTATCGAAACTTTCGCTGTTGTAAGTTAATGCCGTCCAAGTTGAACTTGAAATCGATTGTGTGCCAGTGCCTGTGATAGAGCAACCAACTAAAGTTGATCCTGCTGATGGCGTAGCCCAAGATGGCAGACCACCTGAAACAGTAAGAACTTGACCTGTAGTACCAATACCTAAGCGAGCAGGTGTTGATCCACTTGATGAATAGATTGTGTCACCTGTAGTGGTCATCGGATTAGTCATGCCACTTGAAGGTGTTGCCCATTTAAGTCCTGTAGCAGTTGTTGAATCGACTGTTAAAACTTGATTGTTTGTTCCTACCGCTAAACGCGCAGGAGTGTCATTCGCAGTAGCTGCAATGATGTCACCCTTAGCATCAACGATTGCATTCTGAATAGCATTAGAGTCATCCTGTGCAACCCATGAAAAGTCCATGTCTGTGTTAGATGCTTTGGCAAGGACTTGACCAGTAGTGCCACCTTTAAGGTCAAGCAGTGAAGCATCGATAGCATCGCCTAGACCCTCGATAGCAGTTGCGCCATCTTTGACTAGATCCGTACTGGTTGGTACTGGCCAACCAAAATTAGGGGTTGTTGTTGCCATTAGGTTAGAGCTCCGATCGCTTTAGACCACTGTAGTGTACCATTTACGCCACTCCAGATGGTGTTAGTTGGAAGTACTGTTGCCCATGTCGGGGCTATAAGAGAAAAGTCTGTTGGTGAGACATAGATAGTCGCATCCACGAATGTTGGTGTGGCTCTGATTGAGATGCCCTCTACAAAGCCTGAGAAGTACCCCTCGAACATGTTAAAGGGTAGGTTAGTAATAACTACTGGCTCGCCAAAGAAAAGGTTAATTAGATCATCTCTGAGGGCATCTGGCATAAGAGGATTGTCAAGTCTGAAAGTAATCTGATCAAGCTGTGTTCTAGGCACTGAGCGCAGGGCTAAATCGCGCTCGATGATGTCCTCGATGTCTGCCAGAAAGCGGATGTTGGAATCAAATGTTCTTTGGTAGCGACCATAGGTAGTGATAGAAGCATCGTCTGTGGCTGAGTATGTGCTGCCGTAATCATTGCCATAGCGCACAATCTCGCTGTTGCGAATTTTGCCAATCTGTAGGATTGACTTAACGCTTGCAGGGGAAGCGTAGTTGCCATCTAACTGGGTTGAGCCATTAGCTGCTAAATAGTTACTTCTATGATCTGCATCTGCATAGGCTATGCGACCCTGCTTGTCCTCGTAAAGCGTTCCGAGTGCGCTATCTGCTATCTGTTGAACTAAGGTCTGAGTGTTGCGATCTGCTGCTGAAAGATTGTCCATTTGATATAGACCAGTATCGATCTCACCCAATCCGACATTCTCAGCATTAGCCCATGTAGTAGTAGGATCGTAATCTTCCCATTGAAGGGCGGGTGCTACCTCTTGCCATTCACCTACTAATAGATCTTCAAGAATAATAGCAATCTGCTCGCCATCTAGATTATGTGCCACAGAATCTGTGTAAATGGCTTTAGGCAGTTTAGCCAAAGCACCGACTGCAAGGATTGAGCCAAGAGTTACAAAGCCTGATTCTTCTGGGCTTCTGACTGAGGTTGAGAAGTCTGAGACTGTGCCACCGAATACAGGCACATAATCGCCATCACTATCTTTAAGCTCTAAAGTGAGAGAATCTGTAACATCGATGTCAAAGAGGGCATTAGTCGAGTTGATGATGTCCATGCGGGCATAACCTGCTTGACATTGGCGATCAATATCGATCCGACCTGTAGTAACACTTACCCCAGTTACATTGGTATAAACAGTCGTGCCGACTGTTATGCGCCACTCTGGAAGCCATGTCATAGAGTCAGAAGTCCTGTAGAGCTAGTGCCTCGCTGATATGACTGACGGATCACATCTTCTACAGCTCTAGCGATAGCCTCTGGATCACCGACTCCAGTATTGACTGTAATGTTTGTGCCACCTCCTGAACCGCCTGAACCGCCTCGATTCATGTAAGGGTTATAGCCGCCAAAATCTCCTACTGAACTCTGGTAAGCGATTAGGTCGCGCAGATCCTGAGCATTCTGCATATCTAGCAAATCTGCAAAAGCATTAGCACGAGCTGAAGCTGCATCGGCATATTCAAGAATAGCCTCAATAGATCCGCCTGCTGTTGAGATAGGCGCAATGAAGTCTCCTGCTGGAATGCCAGAGCCTAGCGACCCGCTTGTCGGTATCTTGGCTTTACTTTCGGTATTAGCCTTAGCAAGTAAATCAAGCATCTCGCGGATCTTAGCCAGAGCTGCATCTAGGTTAGTGAGGTTAATTAAATCGGCTGGCTTGAGACCTTCGAGGATTGATTTAATATCTGCCAGTTTTACATTCTGACCAGTTAGAGCACCGAGGATCTTAAGGTCTGCGTTAAGTTTATTAGTGGCAGCAACGATGGATGCTTCATCCTTAGCAGCAATAGCATCTTCTAGATCTGATATCGACTTCTTGATGTTTAATCGAGCAGTATCATTGGCGATCTGTAATCTTTGTGTGTCGGTTGTGGACTTGGCTAACAATTCTGCTTGATTCTGTAGAGCTGCTGCATTCTGGATTTTATCCATGTCAAAGACTTCTTGCCCTTTGCCAAGAGCAAGGTTAGCCTTGTCGATTGCAGCCTTTAACTTGGCTGCGGCTAGGGCTTTCTTTTCTTCTGCTGTAAGTTTTTTCTTGGCAGCAAGTGTCTCGATTGCGTATCTTGATTGTAACTCTGCAAGATGAGCCAATCCTTGAGCATCAATACCGCTGCCAGCGGCTACCTTACCCATGCTTCTCAAAATTTCAAGATAAGTACCAAGAATTGGAATCATTCCGACATTTAAGCCAGATACACCCGGCAACCCTTTTAACTTTTCTGTGAGTATGCCAACACCACGAATTACATCTGCGATGTATATTGCTGTCTTTTCCATCGCACTTGCTAAGTTATCTACTGAATCCTGATCGCCTAATCCTTTAAGAGCATCTATTAAACCTGTGCCGATAATCTCAGAAGCGTTAGCAGCGGCAACGCCTAACTTATCGATTGAGCCTTGAAAGGTATTAGCAGACTGTGTTGCTGCTCCCTTAAATGTAGTTTCGAGTTGAGCGATTATATCCTCAAATTTGCCAGCCTTTAGATCCGCCTTGTCAATACCTACTCCAAGTTTACTGAGAGCAGTATTGTTTCCTAAAAATGCACGACTTAATGCTGCTGTGACGGCAGATAAATCCTTGCCAGTTGCAGCTGAAATATCTAGTGAAAGATTGAGAAGTTGTTGTGCCTTAGTAGTGTCGCGTGTTGCTATTGCTAATGTCTGATAGGCAGGGCGCAGCTTGTCATCGAGGATGCCGAACTCGCTTTGTAGAGACTGGATGTAGGCTTCAGAAGATGCAGCATCTCGACCAAGTCCAACATTCTTGAGAGCTAGTGCTAATTGCTTCTGCGCCTTCTCATCTTCTGCTGCTGCTTTGATGGCAGCCTTGCCATAGGCAAGAATCTGTGTAGTACCAAAAGCAAGACCAAAAGCACCTGCTAGTTTCTTAACATTCTTAGTGAGTTTATCTGTCGCACTATCTGCTTGCTTGAATGCTTTATTACCTACAAACTCCGCGGCAATATCAATCATTACATTAGCCATGATTTACACCTTTGCTCTCGCGTTTAGTTTGTCTGCTGCACTCTTAATTGCTGCTAGTACTGCTTCTCTAGCCTTGCCGTTATTTTCTTCATAGGCACGGAATAAAGCGCGACCTTCCATTTTCTGATCGCCTTTCATCTGTGAGCTGTACTTGCCCTGCTGATTCTGTACAAATCTGCTTTGTGGAGTCTTACGCCCCATAGTTTCATAAATGGCTCCAGCAGCACTCTTGTTGAACACGCGAGCAAGAGATCTAAACCCTCTGCGGTTAGGCTTTGATGGCGTTGTCTTATAACCAATGCCAGCCTTTACGATCCGAGCGTTATAAACAGGAAAGCGCGCATCTGACCCTTCGCGGGCTAACCATCCGCTTAGCACTTGACCATCATCTGGGAGATAACCCTTAGCAGCTTTTGTAATGGGCTTAAGAGCTGATGCAACCTCTTTAGGTAAAGCCTTAGCAAGATCGGGACTAAACTGGCGTAAAGACTTTCTAAGAGCGATACCGCCCTTTACGCTTGCTGGCATCGCTCACCTCTTTCGCCTCATCCTTAAGCCCTTGCACTAATGCATCGAGCATGGTCTTATCTAGATCCAATAATTGCTGTGGCGCGATTCCCAATCTAATGCTTAGCCTAGCGATTAGATAGGTGAATGGAAGATCGCGCTTTAAGCTAAAGGGTCTGAATCAAGCACCTCGACACTTTTAAGTGTCTCGATGAAGTCAATCCCGAAAGGCTTAACAGATTCACCTGCTCTGCGTGTTACTTCCCATGCTAACCAATAGACATCGCTCTGCTTTTCTTCATCGCGGAACGCCTTATGAAAACCCTTTTTAGCGTACTGCTCGAATGAATACTCCACTGCTGGAGTGATCTCGCCTTCCAATACGCTTCCATCTGTACGAACTATCTTTAGTTTTGCCATGGTTTGCCCCTTTGTTAGTTTTTTAGAATGTGCCTGTTGTGGCTACTGCAACTGTTGAGTTAGCAGTAAATGTAATCGATTGTACGCCGATGTCACTTACGCTGCCGTTAATGTCGGTCGTATTGTTGATCAATAGAGACACAGTGTAGAGAGGGTTGGTTGCAGATACTGCTGTTCCCTTTGTCTGTAGGAATACTGCTGTGACAGTTGTTCCCCATGCAGCCTGTAGCGTTGCTAAAGTCTTGCCTGCTGCTGTGTCATTTAGGAAGTCGATTGTGACAGTTGATGCTTCCAAGCCCTTAACGAACTTGTGTGCTGTGTCACCCATTGCAGTAACTTCTAGCTCATCGAATGTGCGGTTAATTGTTACTGATGTTACTAGGTCTGAAAGATCGACAGAGTTGATCTTCACGCCTACATTGTTATTCAGAAATACAGCCATGAGATTAT